AGACAGCGTTTGATCGACTGCAAACCACACCTCCCTATCCCTTCCCCTTCCTTCCGCTTCTTTACGCATTAACACCACAAGATTCGCTCCCTGTAGGTCTTCCAAGATTTCTTTTCTATGTCTGGCGTTCCTCAAGAACCTAGTTCTTGCTGTCAGCTCCGAAGATGAAATTCCATTTTCTCCTGAGTCGCGAATCAGTCGCTCAACTTTTTTGGAAGTCTTTTCAAATTCATTATCTGATAAGTTCCTGTCAATTTCTATGCAGGTATTTTCAGTTAAAATCCTGACAAGCTCACAACCATACTCAGCCATTTCCGAATTTATTTCAGACTTGTTATCACCAAGGCAATTAATCAGGGCAATCTTTTTTGCATGTTCGGCAGACCTTCCCCACATCGATGCAGTTGCATCATTTTTCTCAGCTCTCCTTATACATTCATCTTCCAGTTTTTCAAATACCCGGTACGCCTCATCAGAGTAATTAAAAACCTCCGGCTCTGGTGAGGGTAGGTTATCCCTTGAGTGGGGATTTGTTTGCATGTTCCTGAACATCTCCACCCTGTTCAGTATTTCTGCAGGGAATTTTGCAGGGATTCTTGACCTTCTTCTTTCTGGTCTTTCTTCTGGTGCGGTGAAGATCAAGAACCTGTTCATTGAGCCGTCCCTTATCTTGGAATAATTTAAGCTGTTCCAGAAAGTCTCAGGAGTTGAAGTGCCGTAGATTGCCACACAAGGCTGATCAATTTCGATACGCTCCTGTTCCTTAATGCTTGCCTTGTCCTGCCCATAGTACATACCCTGAGCTGTAAAGATTTCCATAAATGCAGTCATGACTTCCATTGCATACTTTGGAGCATTGACTGAATAGATTGCCTGCATGAACAATCCAAATTCATCAAGCAGGAAAATGGCGGAGGGTCGTATTGAAAGTATCCGCTCTATCGATGCCCTTGAAGTTACCTTCTCTCCTCCGAAGCACTTTAGCTTTGCATCAGAGTCGAGCTTCTTGATCATGAACCTTGCAGACTCCTTTCCATAGGATGTCTTGGCAATCCCTGCACAGAACAATCCGCTCCTTGTATTCTCCTCAGTTCTTGCCTTCCTTCCAATCAGCACACCGCAGTAGGTAAGTGATGCGGCTAAGGATAGTATGGGCTGTGGGTATTTTGAATTCTCATCAATGAATGATGCAAGGTTTCCCACAAATCCATCAGGCTTGAGGTAATCTTTATGCAGCTCCTTTGCCTCCTTTCTCCTGACGGATACAGGAGGCTTTGTAATTGTCTTGAACTTGAATGTATCTTTCGCAAGGTGGAACAAAGTTCCGCCATTGCCTTCACTGATTGCTCCGCCAGTGAATCCATCCCACATTTTTTTCATCTCTCCACTTTCATATTTATCACTTTGCCTAGACCATGAATCCCAGTAGGTAAATCCATCATCGCCAAGCAGGGCTTTAACAGACATACCAGTTTTCATCCACACATCATAGTCATCAGGGGTAATTAACTTTAGTGCTTCTTCCACTCTCTCAAAGTCATCCCTTTCCAGTGTTTCAGGTACAGTTTCTGAATCAAAAAATATATCTGAACCACCATTAATGGGAAGTGGTACTGCATCTTCCTTTATCTTTGCATCCGGGTCGTAGCTCTGGAAGAAAAGCCTGCCAATATCCTTGCACTGTGAGTCAAGGCTCAGGTCGTACTTCTCCTGGAAATATTTCTCTGCGGCTTTAAAGGATTCAAGATGTTTTGACTTATCATTCTCAACCTTGATCCAGAGCTTAACTCCATTGCCGGAGGGAGATATGAATGCTGCTTCAACATGCTTATCGGCAAACAGCTTATCCCTCAGCTCCTCAACGTCTTCCCCTACATTATCAAAATCACCCTGAAGCAGTCCTGAGTATTCCTGCAGTGTCTCCTCTGCATCCTTCCTCACATCAACCCTGCATGAAACAGTGTAGCAGGGAATGCGCTTCTTCATTTCATTGTAGAGCTTCTTGTTATTTTCGCGGATATGCTGTCTGCATGTTGTTATTATTTTTTTGTGCTTGCCGTTCTTAATCTCAGCAAAAATATCAGACAGCTCCACGAATACAGGGGAGGTATGCCTCGCCCCGAAAAAGTAGGAGACTTGCATTTATAAGAATGATTAATTTTGTTTTATCTGGATTTGCCCTCCGCCCCTGCAGAAGAAAACCGCAAAGGCTAGAAGGGCAACTACTCCTGTTGCAACTCCCAGAAGATAGAGAGCTACTGCCAGTCCAATGAGAGACATTTAGAACGGCTCATTATCTGGACTTACACCTTCCGGCTTCTGGTATTTTTTATAGAAGCGAACATCATTAGACTCTGGATAACTTCCACTTGCAGGAGTTATTTTGAGATTCGCGGTTACAGGAATATTATGAAGCTCTGAGGAATCAGTGATTTTGGTTTTACCACATGCCCTGCAAAGTTCCGCAAGATGTTGCTGGGCAATCTCAACTGCCTGCATGTTCTGGTTTTCCAGATTAAGGTTATGCCATACAACCCTGTTCCTTCCATTGCCTTCAACTACCCTTAGCTGAAGTTTGAGGTATTTTCCATCACCCCTGTTGGTGGTTTTAAATTCGCTGTCTTCAACAACAACTGAATAATCACCAGAAGGAAGCACATCAAAATCTGCATCAGACTGAGGTGCATTACTGACAACTGTACTTGAATCAAAATTAAGGTTTCCCATGTTACTCTCCTTTAGTTTTTGTTTTTGGTTTAGTTCCCATTGCACTGGCAATTGCATCTGAAAATACTTTCCAGTCCAAGGGCAGTTGGTCAGGCAAATCCAGTCTTGACTTTGCCTGGAATTGAGGCTGGTCAGATGAAAGGTGCATAAGCCTTTGACCTGTGGAACTTGCCTTGTTCTTAACATTGCCGAATGTACCGCTAACCTTATGGGTCAGCACCTCAAATGAAACGTAGGAAACTATATCCGCCCATTCCATCAGGATTGCCCTTGCAGATTTATGCAGCTTGAGATGGTGCATATCATAAGAGTCATGCATTGGGTCTTCGACTTTAACAATCTGCGAATGAGCAATCATTACAACTGTAAAATCCAATGCCCGAAGTTTATCGAGCCTTGCCAGTAGTTTTTTCCATCGCTCAATTGCAAAACTAAATCCCTTGAAGTATCCTATTTCATCTACGCTGGATACATTCTTCTCATCCGCGACATCAGCAAATATTATCCGCTCCAGCCAGTCTATAGAATCTAGCACAATTATATTTGTACCTATTTCTTTTGGATTGTCATGGATCAGCTTCAGCGTTTCGGTAACAGCATTCCAATCTCGTTTAACAAGATCAACTGACTTAAAGACATCTATGTATCCATTGCCACCTTCAAAATCTAAAATGAATCCATCCTTAACCAAGGTGGATTTCCCTACGCCATCGCCCCCATAAACTATTATTCTTGGAGGCTTGGGCTGCCTCCCTGAAACAACATCATTTAGAGTTATTCCCATTTCCACACTCCTTCATTTAGATTACGCACCTAGTGCAAACTGAACGTCCTGAATTCTGAAACAGATGGATACTCGTTCCATAACTCAGGCTGTTCTTTTTTAAGGGCTTTCTGGTCAAGACCTTTTCTCTGACCATTCACCCATGAGACAATCTTATTTCCCTGTCTATCCGTAATAATCTGTGCATCCTTCATGTGATTCATTATGTCCTTCTTCACTGTCTTTAATGCCTCCTCAATTGTAGCCTTGCGTTTCTCCAGCTCCTTGCCTGAAGCAATCAACTGTTCAAGCATTGGCGTTGATTCAATGCTCTTCAGCTTCTTCGCTGTAGGAAACTGTAGCAGTGCTTCTTCAGGGGAAAGCGGCTCTGGTGGAATCTTCTTCAAAACGTGATTCTCCCAGAAGTTTTTCTCTGCATCTATCAGCTCCTTGATACGCTCCTCATCTCGCTCAATCTTGTAGATGCGAAGATCCGATCCTCCTATCAAGACGGCACAGTAAAAATATTCATATTCAGTAACATACAGGTAATGGTATATCTGGTAGAGGTAGTGGATAGGTATTTCATCAGTCATCTCCTTACCCCACTCCTTTGCATTGAAAGCATTGGTAGTCTTAATCTCAACTCCAACCTTCTCGCCTACTATCTTTGCATCAATGTGCGACCTTGCAACAGGCCATTCCTTTGAGTACATGGTCTTGCTTACCATCCTGATCTTTTTCCCAAGTCTCTTGGCAAACAACCCTGCAACAATAGGCTCTAAGATTATTCCCATTTCGACATAAGGCTTATCCGAAATATCTTCTGGTATTACAAGCCCCAGTTTTTCATCATAGACATTAGTGGGGTTGCCCCACTTTGAATTACCAAATATCTTAGAAGCATCTGATCCTCCAATACCCTTACTCCTTAGTTTAATATCCTGTTCTGGTTTCATAATTTCTCCTTTGAAATGAGGCAGGCTAACAAAAATGCTAACGGCCTTGTTAGCAAACCTGTTAGTTCAGTTGTGTGGGCTGAATAGTGCCTGCCTCATCAGTTCCAAATATTTTCCTTTCCAGTCTCTTGTAGTATTCCTTCCCCTTTATTGGGAGGGGTGGAAGTGGTCTTGGGTCAACCTTGATTCTCATTCCTCTTGCAATCATCCCTTCCTGGACATGCTCCAGTACCCTGTGAGATACTTCTTCACTATATCCATATATTTGCTCTCCTTCGCGAATTAAGTAATTGACCATATTCTGTTCAATAAGAGTCATTGGTCGCATCAATAATCCTCGCATATATCTACTCCTTAATAGGGTTAAGCTGATCCTGGGTCAGGGCATAGGCCATGCCCCATCCAAAGTTCTTTAGGTTTCCTTCCTGTAATAGTTCATCTGCCTTAACCTCCCCTACAATTGAATATTTAGGAAACTCCCCAATTACAAGTACATACCTATCTGGAGGCTTGCCCTTTTTGTTAAGGGTCGCAAGCAGATGACCAGTCTTGTACTTGGTTGCCTTCACATCAATCTTTGCTCCCAGTCTGGTAACGCAGTCAAAGTCAGGGGTGGATAATCCAGTTTCCAAATCTGGATAGATATTCATTAGCTTGCAGTAGGCCATCTCTGCACCCATTCCATTTAAGTCTGTAAACTCATGGGACTGCGGCCCAAGTTTGCCGTCAGGTATCCCCATTGCCCTTGAAGTTTCATAGCGATCCTTAGCTACTCGCCTGACAATTTCCTGTTCGTATTCGTTCAGCTCTATCTCATGCATCACAGAGGGTCTGGATATAGATTAATTCCTGATAGTAAATAATGGGCATGAAGGCTGTCAGCCATTTTCTTGCGGTGTGCTTTTGCTTCCCTGCCTAACCTTACTCTCTTCCTGGAAGCTGCCGCCCACTGGTGAATTTCATCAGGCGTAAGCCTGTGATTGGAATTAGGATCAGACAGCATGTCAATCCTCATGACTTTACTCCCACTTATTCTTCAGCATTACTTTCCCTTTATCTGACCAATACTTCTTGGCAGACACACTCCAGACACAACCATCAGACTCGTACAGTGCATCCAGTACGCTCTTGATCAGGTTATCTATGTCTTTGGAATTTAGGGATTTGTGGGGTTTACCTAGATTTTGGGCCTGTTTCTTCTTAGACCATGAACGCGGCATCTGGATATGAAATTCTATTTCAATCTCATTCCCCGGAATAAAATTATCGTACCTTGCCGCAAGCCTAAGCTCATCTGCATAGGCACGATAATCCATTACGCATTTTCTTTGCCGCCACTTATCAGACCTAGTTTGACGAGGCTTGGCGACTGGATCAATTTCAACGACCAGCATCTGTCAGTCCTCCATGACCGCTATCAATAAGCTCATCCTGAGCTGAGATTTCTAAACCAAGCCCCATAATCGTATCTATTGTCCAGCCCCCCATGCCGGATAGATTTATTGATGGGATTTTGCCGTCAGGCTCTGGAACACAACGGAGAACCTTACCTCCGTTATTGAGGAATTTTTCTATTTCTTCTTTATGGTTTGATCTATCTAAAGATAATGCGGTGGGTGTAGATAACTCTCTCTTCCTGTATTCCGGCAGGCGTTGGCTTGCTCCAGTACCTCCCCATCTTTTAGTTGAAACAGGAGTCATCTTTGCTCTCAGTATCTTCTGCTGTTCAAGAGTCAGCTCAAGACGGCAGGGTTTGGAACAGCAATAATGCCTATCCCTTACAGGCATAAATTCATCTCCGCACTGAATGCAGATTCTGGGAGTTAATTTTCCTCTATTTACCAGCTCCCTTCTTCGTTTCATCCTGATACGATGATCTGTTATGTAGCACTTGTTGGAACAAAATTTCCTACGTTGTCCAATAAGGATTTTTCCGCACTTCTTACATTTAAGATCACTCATTTGCCCTCCTTGGCTGATAGTTTTTGATGTCCTCAAGCAGTTTATCCTGCTCCAATTTTTTACGTTTAAAAGAGTTAGATTTCTTCAGCTCTGGTCGCAAATCCTCACGAAGTAATCGAATTTGAGTTGCTAGATTATTAACAGCATCAATTACTTCTTTCTCCATATTCATGCTGCATACTCAGCTTCAAATAGTTCCTTCGTCAGTTCTTCATTTGCATCCTTAACTAATTTATTTGCGGCTGTATGAATTTTTTCATTTAGCTCTTTATTTAAAATCCGGCAAACAGTCTGTTCTGATTCTTCAGCCAGATACGCAACAGATTTTAGCGTTACTCCTGCCTTTTTCATCCTTCTTCTAAGAATATTAATTTCGTCCATAAAATTTTTCCTCTTGACATATTAAAAGAACTTTATTAGCATTCTTGTAAAGCAATTATCCCTAATAATTAAGGGTTAACAAATACACAGTTGCTAATAGTGTTGATAAGAATACTAATATTTTTAGTAATTGACAAGTTAAATTGATTAATTATATAGTAAATGTAGAATGAAAGATAAATTGATTAAGGAAAGGATTACTGAGCTGGTGAAAATCTCAGGCGGTAATCAATCAAACTATGCCAGGACTTTGGGATTAAAACCAAGTCATCTGAGCATGGTTCTTTCAAGTAGGGATACTGGAATATCTGCCAGTATCCTATTAAAACTAGCCGAACATGGTGTCAACATGAATTGGCTCATGCTAGGCCAAGGAGAAATCTGGCAAAAAGACTTGCAATTATGCGAAGACTCAGAAGCCAGAATCGCTGATCTAACAGTTGAGCTTGAGAAGGCTCAAGCTGTTATTGATTTTACAGAACGTGTACTGAAAGGAGACACA